ATATAAAGTTACCATTGAATTGGTAGAAGAATCAAAAGAAGATTTAATAAAAAGACTTGAAAGTATGGATACTGAAAATAATTATCATAGAAGAACGATGGTTAACAATGAAATTAAAAAAATTAGTAAATGAGCCACACGAAAAGAAAACCAGTAAGTCAGCAAGAAAGTATGAAAGAATACTTCTTAAGATTACGTAATGATGCGATTGAATTAAGTAAATTGCATATTGATGTTAAACCTATAAAATATTTGATAAAATGAAAGAAGATATAAAAACTATTAGAATCTGTGTTTACATAATTATGATTATTCACGGCATGTGGCTTGGAGCTAAATTAGGACAGCTATTACATTAAAGCAACAGAATAGCGATAGTAGGTTATCGTTTAGATTTGGGGAAATCTGAAAAAGTCATGCACCACGTGTTTCGCATGGCTTTTTTTTAACATTAAAATAATAATTATGAAATTTAAAAATGACTTCAACGCTAATTTACCATACAAGGTGATAGCTGTAAATACTGAGAATGAGGTTAAGTATAAAATTACTCAACCATTTAATTTATGGATATTTGGGCTTACTCAAAAATACTATCCAGTTACTCAATGGTATTTAAGATCAAAATACAGTTCAATATTATACTTTAAAAATAAAAAAGAAGTTGATTATTTTGTACTAGAAGAAAAAGAAAAACAATATAAATCAATTATATTAAGTGAAATTATTGTATTTGATTCTCTTAAAGAATAAGTATTTTTGGTTTTTATAATGGAATGTAGTAACTTTGGCTATAAAACTGAATAATCAATCTTTTTCAATTATGGCAGATGATAGGAAAGAAAATGGAGGTGCAAGGCCAGGAGCAGGCAGAAAACCAAAAGCAGATGAAATAAAACTTATCGAGCAAATGGATGCTGTTTTAGTTCCTGAATCGGTATGGATGGCTCTAAGCGAAAAAGTAGAAAGCGGTGATACAAACGCTATAAAGACTTGGCTACAATACCGTTACGGTATGCCAAAACAAATAGTTGAGAATAACAACTTCAATGTTGACGGAAGTAATTTGTCTTCAGAAGAAAGGCAAAAAAGAATAGAGGAATTGAAATCAAAGCTAAATGATAAGTAATGAAGAATTACTAGAGTTAGAAAATTTACTTTATTTAGATTCTATTGAGAAAGGATCTGAAGATTTATTATCGTTTACAAAAGCCACATTTAAAAAATTTCAATCATCTGGATTTCATAAAAAATACTACAATATTCTTGATTTATTCGCTAAAGGAGTAATCAAAAATCTTATTGTTTCAGCGCCTCCACAGCACGGAAAATCTGAGGGTAGTTCAAGGAGATTGCCTGCGTATATAGCAGGAAAGCGCCCAGATTTAAAACAGGCTTTAATTAGCTATAATGCCACTAAAGCAGAAAAGTTCGGCCGTGAGATAATGGGAATAATGCGTGAACCTATTTACTCAGATATATTTCCAGATGTTAAATATCCAGATAGAGGTTATACTGGAGCTAAAGCAAACACAAATACTACTAGGGAATCAGTAAATAGTGAGGGTTCTATGAAGTTTGTCGGAGTAGGTGGCCCATTAACAGGGGATGCAGTAGATTTGCTTTTATTAGATGATTTATACAAAGATTGGCAAGATGCAAATTCACCAATAATTCAGGAACGTGTTTGGGATTGGTATTTATCAGTTGCAGAAACCCGTTTACATAATGACAGTCAACAACTAATTGTTTTTACACGTTGGTCTGAGAATGATTTAGTTGCTAAATTAGAAGAACTAGGTAAAGTTAAGGAATATACAGGAGGTGATATTTATGAGTTCTTAAAAACGCTAAAAGAGGATGAATTTATAAAGATCAACTTTAAAGCTATAAAAGAAGGCGACCCTACTGATTTTGACGAAAGAAAAGAAGGTGAAGCATTATATCCTGAGAAACATTCTATTTTTAAATTAAGATCAGCAAGAAGCAAGGACGCAGATAAGTTCGACTGCCTTTATCAAGGTGATCCAGTAAGCAAGGATGGTTTAATGTATTCTGAATTCAAAACATATTCTACTAAACCAGAATTTAAAATAATTAAAAATTATACGGATACAGCAGATACTGGAGCAGATAAGTTATGTTCTATTGTTTACGGTTTGCCATTGGATAAAGTTGATAATCATTGCTACGTATTAGATATAGTTTACACACCTGAGCCAATGGAAGTAACCGAGCCATTAACCGCTGATTTAATACTTAGAAACAATGTAAATTTAACTAATATTGAATCAAATAACGGAGGTCGTAGTTTTGCAAGAGCAGTTGAAAAGTTAGTAAAAGAAAAAAAGAAAAACCTTGAAATAAAATGGTTTCATCAAGGATCTAATAAAGAAGCTCGTATTTATTCTAATTCTGCATCGGTCACAAATACAATTGTATTCCCTTCTGATTGGTCGGTTAGATGGCCTGAGTTTTATAAAGCAGTCACTAAATACAAAAAGGAATTTAAAGCCAATAAATTTGATGACGCACCTGATACATTAACGGGTATTGTTGAAATAGAAGCTGAAAATAATTGGTTCGTAATATAAAATAATTTTGTATTTTTACAAATAATTTACTATAAACAAAATGGGTATATTCGATAGATTCTTTAAAAAAGCGATTAATTTAAACGTTAACTGGACTATTTCCAAAAGTGGTGAATGGGTATTCCCAGATGAAAAATCAGATACTTACATTGACAAAGGATACAAAGAGCTACCTAATGTTTATGGGTTAATAGAGGCTATTTTATCGAAGTCTACTATAGTTCCGTTTGAAGTATTTAAAGTAAAAAGCCGTTCAAAAGAATTGAAGTATAAGGCGATGATGGAAAGCGGGAACTATATCAAAGCATTGAAGTACAAAGCAGAAGCTTACGATAAAGTTGAAAATTCAATCATAGAAGAACTTCTTTTAAATCCTAACGACTACCAAAATACAGCAGAACAAAACTATGATATTGACGGTTATAAGCTGTTGACTGGAAATTCTTATTTGTATCATATCGGAGTAGGTTCAACACACGAATTACATACTTTACCAGCTCCTTGTGTTGATATTTTAGTAAAAGGTACGCCTTTTTCTCCACAACTAGAATACAAGGTTAATTATCTACAAAATACGTTGCCAGGATCAGATGTATTGCACTTTAAAAAATGGAATCCTATTTTATCAGGTCAATCACCTACTAAGCAGTTTAAAGGGTTGTCTCCGCTTCAATCTTGTAGGCTTCTATTGGGTCGTTATAAGAATGCTGATTTAACTCAGGGGTTCCAGTTTGAAAATATGGGGCCGGGCGGAATGATAACAGGCGCAACAAGTTCGGCAGACGGATTAACAACTGAGCAAGCAACCGCAATACAAGATAAATTTAAGCAACAACATCAAGGCGTACATAAAGCAGGGGATATTTTAGTAACTCCATCGGCTTTAACATGGACTGCTTTTGGTTTGTCAGCGGTGGATTTGAATATAATTGCATCAAAAACCGAAATGGTAAACGAGTTGTGTAATGTGTATCAATATCCTTCTGATTTAATGGGAGGTGATAAGAAATACAACAACTTTGTAGAAGCTAGAAAAGCGGTTATTACTGATTGCGTTATTCCGCTATGCGAGGCTAGAAAAGCTGTTTACAATAAGAAATTAGCTAAAGAAATATTGAAATTAGATTACGTAATTGAATATGATTATACAATATTTCCTGAGATGCAAGATGATCTTAAAACTCAATCACAAGTAGCGGCTACATCTAACTGGCTTACGGTTGACGAAAAGCGTTCAATGATGGGTTATGAACCATTACAAGAATCAGAGCGTAAAAACGTGCTTATCCCAAGTGGTTTATCTACATTGGAAGATTTATACATTGACAACACTAATGATATTGATGAAGAAAGTTTAAACCCAAATATTTAATTATGGAAAAGTATAGAATTATACAATTAACCGATTATATTACGCAAGAAAATGCAGACCAAATTTTGAAAATTTTAAATGATGGTTATTTTATATTTGCTGAATATAAATTCACTAATACTGCTATACTTCTATTGCAAAAAGAAGAAAATGAGGGTATTAATCCAAATGCATAATGGCTTCACTTATCTCCCAACACAAAGAATTTATTCGTAGGCAGTCTGTTTATGAATCGAAGTACAAAAAACAATACTACGCTTATTTACAATTAGTGAATAGTAATGCTGCCAAAGCTTATGTAAACGGATCAATGTCTTACGATATTGAACATAATAAACTAGATGCTATTTACAAGAGATTATACAACGATGTAACTATAAACGAAGCTGAAATACAATGGTTGCAATTTGGAGACCCTAAAGTAAAAGAACAAAAGGATTTAATCGATGTATTTTCTAGTATGTTTGCGCCAAATACTAATGATGTACCAATTAATTTATGGCAAAGTTTATTAGGTGATTTTTTAACTGTTAGAATTGCGGGTAGAATAACAAGCGTAGAACAGACAACACGTGAAAGGGTCGCTGTATTGATTGAACGTGGTATTGCAGAAGGATTAGGAGCGCGTGAAGTCGCACGCTCGATAAGAGACGACAAAGATTTCAATAAAAACCGTGCTTTAACTATTGCAAGGACTGAAACTGTTACAAGCGCTAATCAAGGAAAGTATATGGCTGCTTTATCTAGCCCGTATGTTAAGCGTAAAAAATGGGTTCCGTTTCCTGGAGAAAGAACAAGGCCGACACACTTAGCTATGCTTAACACGCCTTTTATTGAAATGGATCAGTTATTTTATTTACAGAATATGCAAACAGGAACTTTGGAATCGGCTCGTTATCCTTGTGATAATACGTTAAGCGCTGGCAATTCAATTAATTGTCGTTGTATTGTGGTATTCGAGAATAAGAAAGACGAAAACGGTAGATTGATTAGAAAAACAGGATATAATTAACTATATTTACAGTGCTGATAATCAGGATTAATTAACCTGATGAAAAGACGAAGCTAAGGCGTTTTCAGCACTTTAAAATACCTTAGCAATAACTTAAACCTTAGTATAATGGACAGAACAGCAGTAAAGTATCACAACGGTTATCTTCAATTATTCATGCCTAACGGGGAATTGATTCCACAGCAGGTAAGTATGATAATAGAAAATAGCGCGCCAGACAAAAAAACAGCTACAGTAACAATTACGCTGATATCAGATATTTCTCAGATTGGCGAAACGATGAATAATGAAGCTGATTATAGAGAAGAAATTAAAATTTTAGAAGAAAGATTATATCAATCTCATAAGTCTGCTTTATTCTGGGAGAAGCTTCATAACAAAGAGAAATCTTTAAGATGGTATCAAAAATTATTTAATTTCTAGTCTATGAAGTTATCAATATTAATTCCAAGCGTTGCCGAAAGGCGATATACATTTTTACCTAAATGCTTAGATATGCTTTATAGTCAATTAGAGCAATTGTTTCCAGAACAAAGAAAGCAAGTTGAAATATTGGTATTGATTGACAATAAAGAAAGAATGTTAGGCAGTAAAAGAAACAACCTTATTGATATTGCACAGGGTGAATATATTGTTTTTGTTGATGATGATGATAGGATTGAGCCTGATTATATTTCTTCACTATTGGAAGCGATAGAAAGTGATTCAGATGTAATTACATTCCTTGCTTCTGTCTCTTTGAATTGTGAAGCTCCGAAAATATGCCATTATTCAAACAAATACGCAAAGGATTACAATACACACGATACTTATCACAGGCTACCTAATCATATTTGTTGTGTAAAAAAAGAAATAG